GGTGGCTGCCAACGCCCCGCTGGCTATTGCGATTGGGTTACTGGGAGCGGTGGCCGGTGCCGCCATCTACGCAGCCGGCGGCTTCCAGGGCATTGCCAGCGCCATCGGCGGCGGGTTTGTGCAGGCTGGCACGAACGCGGTCGCTGTGCTGTCGGACATCGGCGCAACGGCTACGGCGACGTTCGACGGCGTCTATGCCGAGCTGACCGCCGGCAACCTAATGGGGGCGATGGACATCCTGTGGCTCGGCCTGAAGGCAGGGTGGGCGCGCGGCAGCGAAGCGCTGATGGGCGAGATCGACAGCTGGACGGCGTTTTTCCAGAACACATGGACGTACCTGGGCACGGCAGTGGCCACCACGTGGGAGTCGATGTGGTCTGGCCTAGTCCAAGGTGGTCGCACGTTTGGGGCGGTTCTGCAAGGCGCCTTCGACAACGTCATCAACGGAATCTTGGCGGCGTGGGACACGATGGAATCCGCGGTGCGGAAGTCGTGGAACTACGTGCAGTCGTTCATCCAGCGCGGCTACGACCTCGCCAAGGAAAACGCGAAGGTCAACGACGAGATGTCGGCCCGCGCACAGGCGAGAGCACAGCAGCGTCCTGGAGTCGCCAGCCGCATGGCGGCAGCACAGGCGGCCAACCAAGGCACGTCAGCACAGGCACAGGCAAACATCGACGCGATGAACGCAGGCGCCGCCGCCACCGCGCAGGGGCGACTCGACGCCAACGCAGCCCGGGCCGATGCCCGCCGTGCCGCCACGCAGGAAGCCGAGGCCGCGCTGGGTGACGCACTGGCAGCGTCGGCAGAGCGTGCCGCACAGCGTGCGGCCGAAGCCGCTGCGGCGCCAGCCACCGAGCAACGCATCCGCCAGGGCGCCGGTGCGGCAGCCACGGCCATGCAGCAAGGCGAGGTGGCCGGCACGTTCTCGGCCGCGGCCGTCAGCGGCATGGGTTTTGCCAAGTCGCTCGCGCAGCGGCAGGTCGACCTGCTCGAGCGGATCGCCGACAACACCGAAGAGGAGGCCGCCGTCGGCGCCTAGGCCATGCCCACATACACATGGGTCGAGGACAACCAGAGCCGATCGGCGACGATCTACCGCCTCGGCCAGCGGTCACAGAACACGTACAAGAAGTCGTGGAAGATTTTCGGCACGACCGACGATCGCGCGGTGCACGACGACGTCAACATCACGCTGTGGACGTCCTACCTCTACTGGGAGTACCCAGGCCAGCCGCTCAACCAGCTCCAGGCTGAGAGCTACACGCTGGACTACCTCGGTGACGAGGCGTGGCAGCTCACGGTCAACTACATCAGCCGCGGCGCCGACGACGACACGAAGCCCGACCCGCTGCGCCGCTCGAGGTCGTTCGACACGTCGGGCGGCACGACGCACATCACGCAGCAGCCGCAACTGGACGCCGGCACGTCCATCCGCACCTACGGCACCGAGCGACGGTACCCGGAAAGCGGCGTTGATGCGGCACCAGACCAGCATGGTGCCATCGGCGTCGACGGGCAGAACGTCAACGGGGTCGACATCATCGTGCCGGCCTTGCAGTGGACGGAGACCTACGACGTGCCGGCGCAGTACGTCACGACGCAGTACATCAAGACCGTGTCGGCGCTGACGGGAACGGTTAACAATGCCGCGTTCCGCGGGTTTGCGGCCGGCGAGGTGCTGTTTCAAGGCGCCACTGGGTCGCAGGACTGGGACGCCGAAAAAGGCGACAGCCCGTGGTCGCTTTCCTACAAGTTCCTAGCGTCGGCCAACGCGGACGGTACGACCATTCCGCTTGTCACCGTCGGCACGATGGGTGGCATTTTGAAAAAAGGCCACGAGTACCTGTGGGTGCGGTACGAGGACGAGGTAGACGCCAACACACTCGTCAAGCGGCCGAGGCATGTGTACGTCAACCAGGTCTACGCCGAGACTGACTTCTCCCTACTTGGCATCGGTGTGTCCTGATGTCACGCAAGGACGGACGGATCGAGCCTGGGCAGTCGCTGTCGTCGGCCATATCGGCACGTGCGTGGAACCGCGCCCAGGATGCTGCCGACGCCGTGCTCGGTCAGCGGCCGGGGTTTGCGGCCGGCGGCGTGCAAGGGCCGTCCCTGCCGTACACGTCGGTGCTCTGCCGCAACGACAGCGGATCCGACGTCCCGCTGTGGGGCGTGCTGGCGATCGGTGGCGTGGCCATCACGCCGAGCGGGCCTACCGGGCCGGCGACCAGCTCGTACCAGGAGCAGCCGGTAATCGTCGGCACAACTCCGACCGGCACAACGCAAGCCCTGTGCGTCGCCGTTGAACCAATCAAGAGCGCAGGCGTCGGCCGTGTGGCGGTGCACGGCGTCGTGCAGGTCAAGCTCGAGGTCACCAACGCATCACACAACTTTGCCAAGTGCAAGGCGTCCACCGCCGAGCTGGTCAGCGAGTGGGGCGGGCCGGCGCAGGTGTTGTGGAAGGAAACAGGAACCGGCGCTGGCAAGTGGGCGTTGGTCAGGATCGGTTCAGGGCTACCAACCGGCGTCGATGTCGTCACGAACGTGACCATGGACGCCACCGGCGTGCGTTTTGAGCGGCAACGCGTGTGGGCGATCGCCACGACCGGAGTGACGGGCGTGGTGCTGGCCGCCACTGGGTGCTGACATGACGATTGCGAAAAAGGGTAGCGCGATCATCGTCAATGGTGGTCGGATCGCTACGCACTGCCGGTGCTGTGGGTGTGGAGAGTGCCCGCAATCGCTCGACGCTATCGCAGAAGATTTGACGGCAACGGTCACGATCACTCAATACATCGAGCTGTTTTTAAATGATCCAAACCCGTTTTTTGCGGGACAGGTCATACCGTGCACGTTCAGTAGGATGCAAAATGCGACGACTCTTGGGGGGTCACAAGAGCGTTTTGCGGTCTGCTCATCAGATCCAAGCGTATCGCAATCTAGCGGAATCTCGTCAGTAAGTCCTTTTGAATCAACCGTGTCATCGGCCGTGCTGGCAGTGCTGTCTGCTATGCAGAAGCCGCAAAAACTGGTCGAGCTATTTATCCCGTGTCATGACTCGCTGTCGTTTGTCGTGGATAAGTATGTGATCATACGGCTGTATGGCACATGGAGATGGTTTTCCGACAATCCATTTTCACCACAGCCGTTCTATGACGAGTACGACATGAGAACGAACCTTGACTCCACATTGTCGAGCGCGCGCCCTAGTATTAACTGCGAACGCGCACTCTCGCAGCCGCAAAATCTGCTTGGCTACCCGTTCGCCTATCAAAACACGGGCCAGTTTTTGCCGGGTGTTGGATATTGTGAAATACAGCTAGAGGTCAACCCATTACCATAATTACAACACGCCGCGCTTTTCTTGTGAGTCGGTGTCAGTCGCGTGGGTTTCTCGTCCAGGACGTAATGGATTGTGTGATTGCCCAGGACGGCGACGTGTGGACGATCGACACTGATAGCAAGGCGTACCCGCGCGATGTTCGCACGCGAGACGGAACAGGCCCTGGCACGGAGCTGTCACGGCTGCTGAAACGGTGTGGTATTGAGCCGACGCCGACCTGCCAGTGCCGTGCGAAAGCCGCCGAGATGGACCGCTGGGGACCAGACGAGTGTGCGAGGCCGGAGCGCATCGAGGAGGTCGTCGCCGTGATGCGTGCCGAGGCGCGCGCCCGCGGCCTGCCTTTCCTAGATGCCGCAGGGCGCCTCCTCGTCAAACGGGCCATCCGCAACGCCCGCAGGGCTGCTAGCACGGCGGGAAACACGCAATCCTGACGCCACACCGGGCAACCGGACGCGGCCGGCTGGGATAGGGTGGTGGCATGGCCGGCCGCCCGTCACGACAGCGGATCGTCGAGATCGCCGGCAGCCGCTGGCGGATCCAGCGTGCCCGCCTGCGAAGCGCCTACGGCCTGTGCGACTACGCGAGCCGCACGATCAAGCTCGACAGCCGGCTGGCAGGCAGCGAGCTGCTCGACACGCTGATCCACGAGCTGATCCACGCCCGCTGGCCCGACCTGTCGGAGGACGCCGTCATCGAGTTCGCCAACCTTCTGACCCACGTGTTGGAGCTGGAGGGCTACCAGCGTGCCGAGTGAGTCAATCGCGGACGCGGTGCTGGAGATCGTCGCAGACCGCCAGCCCGGCACGTCCGGGTGGGCGGCGAAACTGCCGCCGGACGACCGCACGCAGCTCGAGGAGCTGCGGGAGCGGTGGCGGCGGTGGGAACTGCCGATGACCAAACGAGCGTTCGCCCGCGCGGTGATCGCGGTATGCCAAGACCGAGGCTACGCCGTCAGCGGCATCCAAGGAGTCGAGCATTGGATCGGCCGACGCAACCCGCGATAGGCGCCGCCGTCCTGGCCGAGGCGTCCGCGCAGGCGGCGCCGCAGCGAGACGCCGAGCAGATCACGCAGCGTACCGAGGGCGACACG